CCCCTCGACCAGCCCTGCCACGCCGACGTCCTCCTCGAGCTCGCGAACGAAGGCCGCCCGTGACCGCCCGCGCCCACCGCCAACACGCAGCCGTCGACACCGCAGCCGACGACCTCCGCAACCTGATCACCGACCTCACTAGGACCCGCTCACACCGCGAACGCCTCACCGCCACCGTCGGCCTCACCTCGGTCTCACACACCCACTTCACCCGTGTGCCGCCGCTGCTCGCGCAGCTGCAGACCGCCGACCCAACCAGCGAGACCGGAGGCAGGTCCGGGTCCGGCTACGAATCGCGGCCGGCTGCGTCGCTCGAGGCCCTGGACACGTTGGTCAACATCGACCTCGAGGCCGCGCGGTGGGTCCGCGACCTCGGCGAAGACGACCCGTCGACCACGATCGGCTGCGTCAAGCTGCTCGGCGGGCTGCTCCCCAGTGCGCACCGGTGCGACCCGAAGCGTCGCGGCCGGCAGGGCGAGACGGGCTGGTGTTGCACGTGGCATGCGATCGAGCACGACGTGCGCCGCTGGTGGGCGCAGGCTCGGGTGGTGACGGGGTGGGATGCGCCGGCGTGGCGGCCGGACAACACGTGCCCGAACTGCGGCGTACGCAGGGCACTCAGGATTCGGTTGGCGGAGCGGGTGGGGTTCTGTGTGGAGTGCCGCGAGACCTGGCCCAGCGATTCGTACCAGGTGCTGGCCGAGCACATCCGGACCGAGTCGGAGGTCGAGCGGTCGCGGGTGCGGTTGCCGAAGGGGCCGTGCCTGTGTCGGTGGCCACGAACTCTGGGCGACGAGCTGCAGGTGGCGGTGCGGCCGTTGGCGGCGCTGTGCCCGCGATGCGGATCCGCTAGCTGTGAGCACGCCGTACGCTCGACCGGACGGAAGGCGACGTGATGAGCGAGGCACGGTGGGGTGAACGTCGCAGGGCTCGGTTCACACCGACCCGAACCGACGACCTTCAACACGACGGCCCTACGCTGGTCGGACGAGTGATCGAGTGGGAGTTCGCCGGGACGATGGACGAAGGTCCCTATGACGGGCAAGCGATCTGGACCCCCGTGGACACTGGCCTCCGTTCTGGCTGGGTCCCCGACGAAGACCTGACCGACGTGGACGACACGCCGGGTAGTTGACAACCGCCCCAGCGGCCACGCATCCTGCTCCCGACGTGTTCGGCATGCCCGGACACGTTCCGCACGTCCAGGGGCAGGTGAGTCGATGACGGCCACCACCGAGGGCCTCGAGCCCCTCGCGCTCGACATGATCACCACGTCCCTAGCCCCGCAGATGCGGTCACACACCTGGCCCACCCCCGGCGACATGGCCCAAGCCATCGACCGGGCCACCATCCAGACCCCGGCGCTGCGGCTGATCGACGAACGTCTCGTCGAGGTCGCCGAGGGCCGCTGCGAGCGGCTGATCATCTCCATGCCCCCACAGGAGGGCAAGTCCGAACGCGCGTCGCGTCGGTTCCCGGAGTGGCTGCTGCAGCGGAACCCGAACCTGCGGGTCGCGATCGTGTCCTACGGCCACGACGTCGCCCGACGGTGGGGCCGCCGGATCCTGTCCGATTTGAAGTCGCACCCGGAGTTCGGGCTCACCCTGAAGCAAGACAGCCAGCGGCAGGACGAGTTCGAGCTCCTGGGCTACGCCGGCGGCGTGGTGTGTGTCGGCGTCGAGGGGTCGCTGACGTCGCGGCCGGTGGATGTGCTGATCATCGACGACCCGTACAAGGACGCCAAGCAGGCCGACTCGAAGGCGTGGAAGCAGACCGTCGAGGACTTCTGGACCGAGGTCGCGCTGCCGCGGTTGGCGCCTGGTGCGCCGGTGGTGTTGATCCAGACGCGGTGGCGTGAGGACGACCTGGCCGGGTGGCTCGCCAAGGAGGGCGCCGCCTGGACGGTGCCCACCATCCCGGCCCAGGCCGACCACGACCCGGCCAAGGGCGAGACCGACGTGTTGGGTCGTGAGCCGGGTGAGTTCATGGAGTCGGCCCGTCGCCGGTCCGTGACCGACTGGCTCAAGAAGATCCGCGAGGTCGGGTCCCGTGCCTGGAACGCGCTCTACCAGGGCCGGCCCAGTCCGGTCGAGGGCGAGTTCGTCAAACGGTCCTGGTGGCAGACCTACGACCAGCCGCAGTGGGTCGTCCGCGACGACGGCAGCCACGTGGTGGTCGGGTTCGATGAGCTGATCGCGTCGTGGGACCTGACGTTCAAGGACACCGACGGCTCGGACTATGTGGCCGGGCAGGTGTGGGCGCGACGTGGCGCCGAGGTGTTCCTGCTGGACCAGGTCCATGCGCGGATGAACTTCCCCGACACGCTCCGCGCCGTGCGGCAGCTGTCGGCGAAGTGGCCGCAGGCGCTGCTCAAGCTCGTCGAGGACAAGGCCAACGGGCCGGCGGTCATCGCGGCCCTGGCTGGGTCGGTGCCCGGGATCGTGCCCGAGGAGCCGCAGGGCGGGAAGGAAGCTCGTGCTGCGGCGGTGTCGCCGATCGTGGAGGCCCGGCAGGCGTGGCTGCCCAGCCCGGAGCTGGCGCCGTGGGTGGCTGGGTTCGTCGACGAGTGCGCGGGGTTCCCAACCGCGGCGCACGATGACCAGGTCGACGCGATGTCGCAGGCGTTGAACCGGCTGGTGCTGCAGCCGCTGCTGGCCGGCGAGCTGGTCGACCAGGACGACCTCGACGAGGAGCTCGCGGACTTCGGGTCGTACATGCCCACCTACTAGCCCCGGCTGGTCCCTCATAAGTGCACGCGACCTGGCTACCCCCCCAACTTTTCCCGAACTTTCCAGGTGAGGCGGTGACCCGGCGATGTCCCTGCTCAACCCCGCAGCCAACCTCGACCGCATCGCCGAAGGCATCGACAAGGTCACCGAGACCCTGACCGTCGCCGAGATCGAACGACAGCTCGATGGCGCCAACCTGACCATCGAGCACCTCGAGGAGTCCATCGCTGACCTCGAGCTCGCCTTCGAGGACCGCGGCTGGCAGCGGCTGTCGGTGTGGGCCGACCAGCAGTTCTCCCGCAGCGGCCTGGAATCCTCAGCCCGGGTGTGCCGTGCCATGGCCGTGGCCAACCCGCTGATCCGGCGTGGCCTGAACCTGCGGACCGCCTACGTGTGGGGCGGCGGCGTGCAGATCGCTGCGAAGGCCAAGGGCGGCACCGACGGCGAGCAGGACGTCAACGACCTGATCCAGGGATTCCTCGACGACCGGCAGACCCGCAAGGTGCTGACCTCCGGTGCTGCGCGGGAACGCAACGAGCGGACGTTGGGCACCGACGGCAACGTGTACGCCGCACTGTTCACCGCACCCAGGACGGGGAAGGTGCGGCCGCGGCTGCTGCCGTTCTCCGAGGTCAACGCGGTGATCAGCAACCCCGCCGACCGATCCGAGGTGTGGTTCTACCAACGCCTCGCCCTGGACGCCAAGGGCGGCCAGGTCACCACCTACCACCCCGACGTCGACTACTTCCCGCTGCGCCGGGCCCGCACGTTGGGGCCGGACACGATGGACTGGGCCGGCCAGGACGTCCCGACCGGCACCGTGCTGTGGGACGCGCCGGTGCTGCACGTGAAGGTCAACGACCTGGCCGACTGGGACTTCGGGATCGGTGACGCGTTCGCCGCGTTGGCCTACGCCCGCCTGTACGACGAGTTCCTCAAGAACTGGGCCAAGTTCGTCGCCGCCCTCTCGCGGTTCGCGTGGAAGGTCACCGGGGAGCGGAAGGGCGGCGCAGCTGGTGCGGCCGCGAAGATCCGCGAACGCACCACCACCGACCCCCGGCTGCCGGCCGACGTTCAGGCGCCGGTGGGTCAGACGTTCGCCCAGTACGGCGCGAGCCTCGAGGCCATCCCGAAGACCGGCGCCACCATCGACTCCCAGTCCGGGCGCCCCCTGGCGGCCATGGTCGCGGCGGCGATGGATGTGCCGGTCACGATGCTGCTGGCCGACCCCGGTGTCACCGGCGCACGTGCGACCGCGGAGACCCTGGACACGCCGACGGAGATGATGGCGGCGCTGCGGCGCGACCTGTGGACCGAGTTCTACCTGCGGCTGTTCGACTACGTCATCGACCAGGCCGTGCTGGCGCCGCAGGGTCCGCTCAAGGGCACGGTCGCCCGCGACGAGGACG